CGCGGACGTGCAGGACAACAGTTGGGTCAGGGATTTTCTGGAAAGAAGACTCAACTGGGTGTCAAGATGTCTACTGCTGTCAAGCAGGTTGGGTGTTCTAATCTCAAAGCATTGATTGAAGAAGATAAACTAATAATCCCAGATTACGATACGATTGCGGAACTAACTACATTTATTGTCAAGGGTCAATCATTTGCTGCAGAAGACGGGTGTAATGATGACCTTGCCATGTGTCTTGTCATTTTTGCTTGGATGGCAATGCAGGAGTACTTCAAGCAAATGCATGATAATGATGTGCGCCAACGCATCTATGATGATCAGAGAGAAAACATTGAGCAAGATATGGCTCCGTTTGGGTTCATTAATGACGGACTTGAGGATGAATATTTTGCAGATGCACAAGGAGATGTATGGCAAGTCGCGGAATATGGGGACAAATCATACATGTGGGAGTTCAGGTGAAGATTGAAAAATATAAATAATCTTAGACAACCGAATCTGGTATCCCTTTAAGGAGTAAAAGAACATGGCAATTGCACAAAACTCGCCTGGAGTAGTCTTTCAGGAAAGAGATCTGACGACTACTTCTTCAGTCCCTTCGGCAAATGTAGGTGTCATGGTCGCACCTTTTGACCAAGGTCCTGTTGAAGAGATTGTTGAAGTTTCCTCTGAAAGTCAACTTGTAGAAATCTTCGGCAAACCCAATGCATATAACTACGAGTATTGGTTTACTGTTGCTCAATTCCTAAGCTATGGTGGCACCTGTAAGTGTATTCGTGTTACTAACGCTGCACTGAAGAACGCGGTTGATACAGGCACTGCTCCTCTGATTAAAAACAGAGATCAATATGAGGATACCTATCTGGATGCAGCAAACACTTGGAACTGGGCTGCTCGCGAACCTGGTGATCTGCTTGAGTCGGTTGGTATTTTTGTAACTGATGCTGGTGCTGACCACATCGCGGTTGTCCCTGCTCCTGGTTCTGGTAACGAGCATGAGTTCGTTGCTGATGAAGCAGTTTCTGCCGCTTCTGGTGCTGCAGGTAAAGTATTTAAGTATTCTATCGTTCTTGACGTTGAGAACATTGTTGGCACCTTTACTCCTGGTGTTTCCACAACTATTGCAATCTCTGGTTCTAACGAAGCAGTCACCGTTGTAGCATGGGATGCTACGAACAAAAAACTGGAAATTGAACTTCCTTCTGGTGGTGTAACAGGCATCATTGCTGCTGCTCAGACAATTACTCAGGGCACAAATACTGCAGACATTGCTACTGGTGGTATTGAGCGTCGTGTATACATTGCTCTGAATAAGGACAGCATCGATTTTGCTGCTAATGACAGCATCGATGACACCAACAGCACTGCTGTTACAATCTCTGAAATTCGTACTGAATATAACGAGCGTGAGTATCTGCCTGGTCTGAAGTGGGTCAATGTTGGTCCTCGTCCTGGCACTTCCGCTTATGTTCGCGATCAAGGCGGTCATCGCGATGAACTGCACATCCTGATCATCGACGTTGATGGTAAGATCACTGGCACTCCTGGTCAACTCCTTGAGCGTTATGTAAACCTGTCCAAGGCATCCGACGCTAAGACTACAACTGGTGAAGTCAACTACTATCCCACCATCATTACCCAGAAATCTAAATATGTATACTGGGGTGAGCACGTTGGCACTGGTGGACATTTCTCCGCAACTGCAACTGCATCAGATGGTGCATTTGGTCAAACTGCTGCTTCTCGTCAGTTCAATCTGTTCCGTTCTACTAATGGCACTACAGATTATCCTGCTGGTGCAACAACTGTAGGTTCTAAGAACAACGCAACCTACTACTATCGTCTTGCTAACGGCGTTACCTATCCCATCTCCGCTGGTTTCTATAACATTGGTAACACCGATGTTTCTTCCGCATACGATCTGGTTCTGGACGCTGAAGCACAGGTTATCGACTTTATTCTGACTGGTCCTTCTGGTGCTAGTGATTCTGCTGCTGTTGCTAAAATCAGCAACCTGGTAACTATCGCTGAATCCCGTCGCGATTGCCTCGTGTTTGCTTCACCTCGCCGTGGTAACATTGTTGGTGAAACGAATCCCGTAACAATCACCAAGAATATCATTGATTTTATGAATCAACTCCCCAGTTCCTCTTACATGGTTCTGGATTCTGGTTACAAGTATATCTACGATAAGTACAATGATGTTTATCGTTATATCCCTTGTAACGGTGACGTTGCTGGTCTCTGCCTCGAAACCGCAGTTAACTCTGATCCTTGGTTCTCTCCCGCAGGTTTTGCTCGCGGTGTTCTGAATAACGCAATCAAGTTGGGTTATACCCCCAATAAGACACAGAGAGATCAACTGTATTCTGCTCGCGTTAACCCCATTGTTTCGTTCCCTGGTCAAGGCATTGTTCTTTATGGTGATAAGACTGCACTGTCGTTTGCTTCCGCATTCGATCGTATCAACGTCCGTCGCCTGTTCCTGACCATCGAGCGTTTCATCTCTAACGCTGCTAAGACTCAGTTGTTCGAGCAAAACGATGAGGAGCAACGCACATTCTTCAGAAGCATTGTTGAACCTTATCTGCGTGATGTCCAAGGTCGTCGTGGTATCACTGACTTCCTGGTCAAGTGTGATGTTTCTAACAACCCTCCCGAAGCGGTTGATCGTGGTGAGTTCCAAGCAGACATCTATGTCAAACCCACCCGCACTATCAACTATATCTCCCTGAACTTCGTCGCTACCAGAACTGGTGTCGCGTTTAGTGAAGTCGCTGGTTGATCTAACAACAACATAATCTGATTAATTTCAGACCTCGAAAGGGGTCTGAAATTTTTTGTTTCTATAAATAAACATAGCACCAAAGATACGGAAGTTTCTCATGTCCCAGGAAAATATTAACAGGTTTAAATCAAAGGTTAGTCAAGGTTTTGCTAGACCTAACCTATTTGAAGTTAACATGCAATTCCCCGCTGCATTGAATGTATCGAAGGAAATTAGAAATAATGCACAGTTCTTAGTTCGTGCAGCGCAGATTCCTTCTTTCCAGTTAGGTGTTATCGAAGTTCCCTATCGTGGTCGTACTCTGAAGATCGCGGGTGATAGAACTTTTGAGCCTTGGACGGTTACCGTCATGAACCCTGGCGATTTCAAACTGAGAAATGCATTTGAAGATTGGATTGATCACATTCAACTTCCTGAAGCAAACTTCCAAACAGGTAAAGGTCTCGACTACTACAAGGATCTGAGAGTTCACCAACTTTCTCGCGACGAGCGCACTGGTAAGAGTGCTAAGAGAATCCGTTCTTACAAGTTTGAGAACTGCTTCCCCAGCAATGTTTCCAGCATTGATCTGGATTATGGTAACAACGATGCAATTGAAGAATTCACCGTTGAGTTCCAAGTTCAGTTCTCCAAGGCAATCAACGAAAACGACTGATCTAGAACTACACTAAATAGACCAGGACCAATAAACGTATAACATAATGTCGAATCAGCTCTTCGGTTTTTCACTTGAAAGAGCAAAGAAGGTCCCCAAGGGACCTTCTTTTGTTCAGAAAGATAATATGGATGGTTCGCAACCTATTGTAGGTGGCGGATACTATGGATATTCTGTCGATTTTGATGGCACGATCCGTAATGACTATGAACTAATCACTCGATATAGAGAGATGGTTCTACAACCTGAATGTGATAGTGCGGTTGATGATATCGTAAATGAAACCATTTGCGGTAATTTTGATGACGTTCCTGTTGAGGTAGAACTTTCTAATCTCAAGCAATCAGATAAAATCAAAAAACTTATCAGAGAAGAGTTTGATGAAGTTCTTCGTCTACTCGACTTTGAAAATCGTTCATATGAAATCTTCCGTAGATGGTATGTTGATGGAAGACTATTTTATCATAAAGTAATCGATCCAAACAATCCTCGTGCGGGTCTTGCAGAACTTCGCTACATTGATCCTCGCAAGATTCGTAAGGTAACTGAGTATGAGCAGAAGCGTCCTGAGCAAATGCGCGGGGAAGACCTTAACGCTCAACTCACAAGAAAAAGTGCAGAATATTTTCTGTACAATCCCAAGGGTCTGAAGAACTCTACTAATCAGGGCATGAAGATTGCTCCTGATTCTATCACTTATTGTCATTCTGGTATTCAGGATCTCAATAAGAACATGACTCT